TTCCTTTCCGAAAGGTTCACTGAGGTGGCCAATTCACTTCTCACTATCAACATGATTACGCGTGAGGCGGTTCGGCTCTGGAAGAATTCCAACGCGTTCATCCAGAACGTCGACATGCAGTACGACGAGTCCTTCGCGGTAGGCGGCGCCAAGATCGGCACGGCGCTTCGGGTGCGGCTCCCGAATGACTACACCGTTGCGACGGGTCCGGGGCTTAGTGTGCAGGATACCGTCGAACAAAGCACCACGCTGGTGATTTCGACTCAGAAGAACGTCGGGGTGAGCTTCACCACGGTCGATCGGACCATGTCGCTGGATGACTACTCCCGGCGGGTTCTGGCACCGGCGGTGAATAATCTTGTTGGTTCTGTCGCCGTTGATATCATGAGCGGCGCCGAAGGCGGCATCGCGAACTTCGTCGCGAACCAAGACGCCAACAACAACCTCCTGACGCCGAGCGCAGCGACGTACTTGAATGCTGGCGCCTCGCTCAGCCTGAATTCCGCCCCGACGGCGAATTGGAAGATCGTCAACTCGCCCCGGACCGAAGCCCGTGTGGTCGCGTCGCTGAGCGGGTTGCTCAATCCGCAGACTGAGATCTCCAATCAGTACATCACTGGGCGGATGTATGACGCTCTGGGGTTCATCTGGATGCGGGACCAGACCGCTATCATCCACACCACCGGCACTCTCGCGCAGGGGTCGGCGACGGTGAACGGGGCCGGACAGACTGGCTTGAACCTGACGGTGAATGCCCTCGCCGGGACGATCAACGTTGGCGATATTCTTACCATTGCTGGCGTTTACAAGGTCAACAAAATCACCAAGCAGACCACCGGCGAACTCTGTCAGTTCGTCGCTACTGCAAACGTCGGGGTCAACGCTACGACGATCCCGGTGTTTCCGGCGATCATCCCGGCTGTCGGCGGCAATGCTGTGCAGTTCCAGACCGTGACGGCGAGTCCGGCGACCGGAGCGGCGGTGAATCCCTCCAACGGGCTTACGGCGAGCACGTCGTACCGGAAGAACTTCGCTTTCGCGCCGGAGGCCGTGACGCTGGCGGTGGCGGATTTGGAGATCCCCCGTGGGGTCCATGAAGCCTCGCGCGCGGAGTTCGACGGGATTTCCATGCGTATGCTGACGCAGTATATTATCAATACTGATCAGATGCCGACGAGGCTGGATGTGCTGTATGGGTATCTGTGGATCCGGCCGGAATGGGCGGTTGTGGTCGCCGACGTGGTCTGACAAGTTCAGGTTGGATCGTACCAACTCGATGATAGAGTTCCTGCGAATCTAAGATTCGTAGAGTTAGAGGTTAAAGTCCTCTTTACGATCCAACCTGGAACCCAAGAAGGAGAACTTTGATGAGTAAAAAACCCTCCTCCCACCCCGATGAGCGCGAGGACAAAGCTCTCATCCGTAAGATGGTCAAACCCTCGGATCTCAAGAAGGCTGACGCGAAGCGTGAGCCAGAGAAGAAAGGACGTTCCAAGTGAAAATCTCCGAACTCCGCGATTGGGCCACCGCTACTTTCGGTGAGCATTCGCACAAAGAAGGCCAGGTTCTCGCTGCGCTGGGGCCTCTGGATGAATGGCTCGGGCACCTCGCGAAGCAGGGGGTGAATTTTGAGCTGGTCCCGGTGAGTGATCTCACTGCGGCGACGATGCCGCAGGGGCCGCTGCATCCGACCGATGAGCCTCCGGCAGCGACGAACTCGGGTGGGGTTGGCATTGCCCCCGAAGGCGTCGAAGTGCCCCTTCCCGACCTGAGCGGGTTCGTCAGCGAGACGAACCCGCCAGAAGTGCTTCCTGCGGCCCCTGCTCCTTCGGCCCCCTCGACTGAGGAGTCCCCCTCGTGACCCTCAAGAACGGCGATCGGTTTACCATCTACGATGCGATGGAAGCCTCCGGGGCTTTTACGAGCAACCCGGCGAACGCGAACTCCCGCGATGCCCAAGGGAGGAGCATTTATGCCGGCCCGGTGAAGTTCCCGATGATGCTGTACCATCCGCGGGGCGAAGAACGTGTAAGCGTGCCGGGGACGAAAGAACGGACTTCCTGGGGCACCGTCGAGACGTTTGGTGAGCAGTGGGAAATCATCTCGCGGGAAGTTACTTCGGAAGCGGAGCTTGCGGAGGCCCTCGCCGAAGGCTGGCACAAGCATCCGGCTACTGCGACGAAAGCGGCGAACGAAACCTGGCGGAAAGAACTCGGCTTGAAGCCCCTGCCGGTTCCGGCGATCTCCGCTGGCAGTCGTATCGCGGACCTTGAGGAGCAGAACAAGCGCCTCACGGAGATGCTCGAAGAGGCGAAAGCGGCCCAGGCGGAACTTGATGGCGCGGAGGGCGCCTTTGTGCCACCGGCGAAAGCAGGTTCGGCGGTTGCTCGGGCGGGGTTGGTCTGATGAGTTCGCAGAATCCCGCAGCGACGACTTGGGGAGATCTCCTCACGGAAGCCTTGCAGGATTCCGGCGCAATCGGTATTGGTATGATTCCCCTGGCGGAGGATCTTCTGGGTGCTTCTGCCAGGGGTATTCAGTTGCTTGAAACCTGGTCGAACAAAAGGTGGCTGAACTACACCTTGGTCACTTACACTGTGCAAGCAACGGGACAAAGCGTAGATGGCAACGGCAATCCTGTTCCTTACACAATCGGCCCGTTGGGGGCACTTCCGACCCCGCCGCAGATCTCCGTGGGGGCTGTGGGCCTCGCTACGCGCCCGGATCGCATCGAAAGCGCGTTCTTCCGGCAACTTGTCGCTGCGCCGAATGGTCCGGTGGATTATCCGTTGCGGTTGCTTCCGTCGCTGGAAGACTACAACGCGATCCGCATGAAAGGTCTGACGAACTTTTCGTTGGTGTGTTACTATCAGGCTGAGTGGCCCTACGGGAATCTCTACGTGTGGCCGTGGCCTCAGAGTGGGATTTATGCTTTAGGGCTTACTGTGCGGAAGTCGCTGCCGCAAGCGATCTCGCTCGCAGGGAACCCCCTCGCGGTGGTAATGCAGTTGCCGTTTCCGTACTACCGAGCGCTGGTGAAAAACATCGCTATGGAAGTCCGGCCGAAGTATGGGATTCCCATGACCCCTGGGGATCTCCTCGCTGCGCAAGCGAGGGATTCGCTCGATACAATCCGCCGCGGAAACACGCAAATCCCGCTGTTGGGCACTCCGCCGGGGCTCAGTCCGAGGCCCGGGATGTATAATATCTTCTCGGATCAGTCTGGCCCGGCGTAAGCCAGCGTAAGCCCACGAAGTTCTGCGAAGTTCTGCGTTCTTTCTCCCCCTACCCCCCTACCCGAAAGGTCCCTTCCCGATGGCCATCTCGTTGATGAACTACCTCACGAACTTCTACAACAAACAAGGCGACGCGTTGATCTCCCGCGAAGCTCTGACGAACCTGGCGAATTTTACTCTGGGGGCTTCAGCGCCGATTACTGCGCTGGCAGGTGGCGCGCAAGCGGCTTCGCCGACGCTCGTGTATGGCGTCAACGAGATTACGACGGTCGCCACGACGAACGATTCCGTGCAACTCCCGTCTGCGATCCAGGGCGCGCAACTCGTCGTCAACAACAACAGCGCAAACACCGCGAAGATCTACGCGAACGCTTCGCCGAACCTGGCGAATGCCTCGGCGCTTGATCAGATCGTCGCGAATGCGACGGTGACGAAGACCGCGAACGCTACCGCAATCACACTTGCGTCGGGGTATGCGTTGATCTTCGTGTGCACGACCAGCGGCGTGTGGAAGCAAACCGGCGTGGCTTCGTGACGCGAAGCGGAGCCTTGCGAAGACTTTCCCTGTGCCGTTGAAAGCCCTCCGTTATGATGCTTGAACTCCTTGGCGGATCATACGCGACAAGATCCGTCTTGGGGTCCGCGGAACGCTGTGTCAATTTGTTCCCCGAACCCGCGCGAGGGGGACAAAAGATGACGCATTATCCGACTGCGGGGTTGCGTGGGCTTATTGTTCCGCCGGCTCCCGGCGTCGGCCGGGGGGTTTTCAGGGCCTCGAACGGCAACGGCTACGAGGTCATCGGAACGAATGTATACGCGATTGCGCCGAACAACAAGATTTCCCTCCTCGGGCAACTCAGCGAGAACTCGTCGTATCCGTGTTCCATGCGGGACAATGGGGTCCAGGCGTTCCTGGTGGATAACTCCCCTGTCGGGTACACCTGGGACATCCAGACAAACACCGGCTTTGCGGAGATCGTAGACCCCACTGGGGCTTTCGCTGGGGCCACCAAGGTGGACTTTCTGGACGGGTATCTCTTGTGGAACCTGCCGCTGACGAACGAATACGGCTGTACTACGCAAGGGGCTCTCGCGTTCAACAACACGCTCATCGGGGTGAAAGACGGCTACCCCGATTTCATCAATACTTTCGTGGTGAACCAACGTGAAATCATCCTCCTCGGAAACACCCGAGGGGAAATCCACTACAACGCAGGGAACCCCTTGTTCCCGTTCGCTATTCTCCCCGGCGCGTATATCGAGTTCGGCTGCATCGCACCGTACTCTGTTGCGTTTGTTGACAAAGGCGTGTTCTGGCTTGGTCAGAACGAAATGGGCGCTGGGGTTGTGCTTCGCCA